GAGCTTCGTGTCTAAAGGAGTATAAATGAGTACAATGCAGCTAGAAGCTAGAGATATTATCGAGATGATTTCAAGATATATAGCTTCAAATAAGAAGAATGTTTGCTTCATTGGCAGCTTCATGGCTCTAGATGAAAACAGAATAGCGAATAAGGATAAGCAGATTATAAAAGAAGGAAGTGATCTAATAGTAGCATTCGGCGATAAGGAAATGTTAAGAATAATGTTAAATGGACTTCGTGATTTAGTCGAAGACCAAGCAGATGAAGAGGGATTTGTTAACATCTAATCAGGTGTTAAAATGATATAGCCTAGGGTGACCTGGTGATATCGGTCTATAGGAAAAAGCATGAATAAGACTCTTGAACAGTTGATAGTAGACACTATAGCAAAAGAACGTAATCGGAATAATCCTGATCGACCATCTGAACATAAGTTCTCTTCTTGTTGCTCGTGTGGACTTTGTCATATGGCATATTTATGTGCAGAAGCGATTCGCAAGTGGATAAAAGTAAAAGTAGCAGATTTGAGAGAATCTGATCACGATGGATTAGATTTTAATGATGCTTGTGATTTAATAAATGAGGAGATAAAACAATGTGGATAATTCACCATGATGACCTCGATGGGCGCTGCTCTGCTGCTATCGCTTATCGGTATCTGCAAAAGTTCAATTATAATAATGAACAGATTAAGATATTCGAAATAGACTATGAGACTCCATTTCCTATAGACAAGATAGTGAAGAATGAAAAGGTATATGTGTTAGATTTTTGTCTTGAAAATGACGAGATAAACAAGAAACTCCTGAATATTACAAAAAATGTAATTTGGATTGATCATCATAAAACATCCTTGGAGAAAAAAGATATTAAAGACTTAGATGGTATAAGAGATACTACAAGAGCTGCCTGTGTTCTTACATGGGAATTTTTTCATAAGAAAGATGATAAAGTTCCAGATACTGTAGAGTATATCAGTGATATGGATGCATGGCTGTGGAAAGAAAGAGATATATCAGAACCTTTTACAGCTGCACTGATGATTGAACCACATAAACCGAAAGATAAGATTTGGGATGAAATAATATACGATCCACTTGCTTATAAACCGATTTCAAAGTTAATACAGGATGGTAAGATTTGTATAAAGTTCAGAAAAGCTATTTCTGAAGAATATATGAATAAATATGGTTTTGAGGTTGACTTTGAAGGAAAGAAATGTTTTGCTTGTGGATTCTTTATGTTTGGAAGCATGCCATTCGGATACAGAATAAAGAAATATGATATGTGTATCTCTTTTGAATATAACGGCGAGAAGTTCTTATATGGTTTATATTCTGAAAAAGTAGACGTATCAAAAATAGCTGAAAAATATAAAGGTGGCGGTCACAAGGGCGCAAGTGGATTCAGTGCAAAAGAATTATTAATAAAGGGAGATAAAAATGAATGATGTTTCTTGGGATATAAAGAAGGAAGTAACTTTACCAAAACATGTAAAAATAGCTGGATATGATTATAGAGTAATTTCTGAAGTAGGAAAAATGCATGAAAGATGTGCAGATGATCCAGCCGCTATGACACCAGCTACACAAATGATTTGGATAGATACAAAACAAACTCCTGATGGTCAGGTTTCAGCATTATTTCATGAGATATTAGAGGCTATAAACTATCATTATCAGCTTAGTTTAAAACATAATGTTCTTTCAGTGTTAGAAACAGCACTATATCAAGTATTAAAGGATAATAAATTTATAGATTTCGGAGGCAATGATGGACGGAAGCCAAAGAAAGGATCTAATAGAAAAAATAGCATACAAAAACTGGCAGATAAGAACAAGAGAAAAAGACGAACGAGATGAAGATAATCCTTTATTCGGTTATGGCTGTGCTGAGACAGATTTTATAAAAGCAGAAAAAATAGTTTTAACATTCGAAAAAGAAATTGAATATGATAAAGATGATGTCCAAGATTATTTAGACTTATTTGGTGATATCCTAGAAAATTATTTCACAAAAGACTATTTATCAACCTATGTATACTCAGATACAAATTGCTAATCTAGCTGCGAAATTTGACGGTTTAATGTTGAAATACTTCGGCAAGCCGCGCAGATCATTACAAACCTCAGACATAAAAGAATCTAAAAATTACAAATACTTTCAACAACTTGTAGACATTCTAAATAATTTTCCAAACATAGATAGTGATTTATTTATAGAAGCACAGATATACTGGGCCAATAAGAATAAACGTTATTGTAATCCATCGTGGCTAGCAACAGAAGCAGCAATTAAAAGATATATTGAGTTCTTAAGAACTAGAAATAGTACAAATGTTGTATACAAGGATGAATATAAGAAACTTGTATTAGAATCGTTAAAACAATCAGTGATATTTTTGACTAAAAAGATGAAAGAATATAAATTAAATAGTATAGAAGAAACTTTTAATTACAAAAAAGATGGAGCTATTTTGCCAGAAAGTTTCAATTGGATTAATAATTACAGTGTCACAAAACCGTTTTTATCTATATATAGAAAATACAGTGAATATTATTCGATGATCGATAGCGATATCAGATGTGATATTCCTGATCCTAAAGATCTGATGAAAATCAAAAACTACATAACGTTAAACAAAGATCTTAATATGTTCTGTAAATCTGTTGTTAAGGATATTATATGAGAAAACCAAAAGTTGATGAAGAAGAACTATTTAAAGAGTTAAATATAATGTGTTTAGGCTGCACTAAAGACTGTAAACAATCCAAAAAAGTAAAAATCTGTAAGTGTCCATTCTATAACCCAAAAAAGGACTAAAATGAAATTTAGAAAGAAACCAGTAGTAATAGAGGCTCATCAATTCAACGATACTCAAGAAAGTTTTGAAGAATTAAGAGAATGGATAGGTGATAAATTTTATTATAATTATCAAGATAGTCCGAGAGTATTTATAAGAACGCTAGAGGGTGACATGGGAGTAACGAAGGGCGATTGGATAATTAAAGGCGTCAATGGCGAGTTTTATCCATGCAAACCAGATATTTTTAAGGCAACTTATGAGTCTGTATAATTTCTATCTAGAAAATAAACAAGATATAGACTACTTTGCCTGGTTTTTATTTTTTCTAATCATATTTGCAGTGTTAGTATAAGGAGACCTGTGGCTAAAATTGAATTGAGCGAGAATGCGATAACAGTTCTAGAAAAAAGATATCTTAAAAAGAATGCAAAAGGCGAATTAATAGAGAATCCAGAACAATTATTTCGTAGAGTTGCTGAAAATATTGCGAGCGCTGAAACAGATATAAAGAAAAAAGAACATTATAACGAAGAATTTTATCGTCTAATGTCAGAGTTGAGATTCCTTCCAAATTCACCAACATTAATGAATGCTGGCGGAGAACTGCAACAACTTTCGGCTTGTTTTGTGCTCCCAATAGAAGATAGTATCCAAAGTATATTCAAAACTAATAATGATGCAGCAGTTGTATTTAAATCTGGTGGCGGATGTGGATTTGATTTTTCTAAGATAAGACCAGCCGGCGCAGCTGTTCAATCTACTCATGGAGTTGCTTCTGGTGTTATAAGTTTCATGAGAGTATTTGATACTACTATCGATGTAATCAAACAAGGTGGTAAAAGAAGAGGTGCAGCATTAGGTGCTTTACGAATAGATCATCCAGAAATAATACAATTTATAGAAGCAAAGAACGATAATAGTGCTTTTCAGAATTTCAATCTATCTGTAACAGTAACAGATAAATTTATGGAAGCTCTAGAGAATAACGATTCTTATGATCTTATAGATCCAAAAACTAGTCAGCCAATAAGCAAATTAGAAGCTAAGATTGTATGGGATAAAATAATAAATAATGCTTGGACTAATGGAGATCCAGGTATTATATTTATTGATGAGATAAATAGACATAATCCTCTTCCAAAAAATCCAATAGCAACCACAAATCCTTGCGGTGAGCAGCCGCTTAATTCTTTTGAAAGTTGCAATCTTGGTTCAATAAATCTATCTAAGTATTTCAGTAAAAGAAGCGACATATATGTATCTGAAAAGGAATTGCAAAAAGATATAGACACAGCTGTTAGATTCTTAGATAATGTTATTACAATGAACAAGTTACCTTTGCCAGAGATAAAAGAAACAAGTGATAAAACAAGGAAAATAGGTCTAGGTATAATGGGCTGGGCAGATCTACTTACAATGGCTGAAATTGGATATAATTCTGGTCATGCCTTAAGAATAGCAAAGAAACTTATGAAGTTTATTAAGGACTGCGCATTAGAAGCCACTCACAAGCTTGCAAAAGAAAAAGGACCATTCCCAGCATTTAATGAATCGATATACAAGGATGAGGAACCAAGAAGAAACGCAACTCTAATAACAATTGCTCCTACTGGTACTCTTTCTATGATAGCCGATTGTTCTTCTGGTATTGAGCCTAATTTCTCTCTTGCCTTTGTTAAAACAGTGATGGATGGTGAAAAGTTAATATATGCAAATAAATATCTAGAAGAAGCATTGAAAAAAGAAGAAATCCACAATAAAAAATTAATGCAAAAGATTGCTGATAATGGTGGATCTTTACATGATATCAGCGAAATACCATCTGAGATTAAAAAGACATTTGTTACATCACATGAAATATCTTGGGAATATCATATTAAAATGCAAGGATCGTTTCAATATCATGTATGCAACGCAGTATCAAAAACGATAAATTTTAATAAAGATGCTACAAAAGAAGACATAGATAAAGCATATAGATTTGCATTTGAAGAGGGGCTTAAAGGAATAACAGTATATAGAGATGGAAGCAGAATTAATCAACCTCTATCAACATCCAAATCATATGATAAAAAGATAGAAGTTCAAGGAGAGCTTGTTAGACCAGAAGTTACAATAGGTAAAAATTACAAATTTGTTACTGGTTGCGGTGGTCTATTCGTTAATATAAATGAAACAGAAAATGGTAAACCTGTAGAACTATTTGCTACAATAGGAAAATCAGGCAATTGTCAAAAATGCAACATGGAAGCATTAGGAAGAATGGTATCACTTTCATTTAGAAATCATGTACCTGTTGAAAAGATAATAAAACAGTTGCTCTCTATAGGATGTCATAAGCCATTTGGAATGGGGCCTAAGAAAATATTATCCTGTCCAGATGCAATTGCTAAGGCATTAAAACGATATGCAGAAGAAAAAGGCAATAAAGAAATTCAGAAGATAATAAATGAGGAACATAAAGGGACAGGATCTTGTCCTGAGTGCGGTGGAGCATTAGAATTTGGTGAAGGTTGTGTTAAGTGCCCTCAATGTGGATATGCACAATGCTCATGAAGGATCCAACATGGGAAATATCTAATCACTCTGGGAGCAGAGATTTTACAGAATTAATGAGTTTGCATGCTTACCTAAGTGATAATAATACTTCTAAGTTAACTAATAACAAAATTAATCGTTCAATTGATTTACTAATAAAGACATTTGATATGTTAGTAGAACTGAGCCTATTACATCCTCAAAGAAATAGTGAATATAATATACTGTCAGATGGTGGCTTTTATATAGACCATACTAAAGAAATAGAGGTAGGCTATTCTGATTCTAATGTTAAAATGTATTTTTCAATATACGTTATAGACAGAAAGAGACCTTACATTATTACTAAGTATCCACTAACAGAAAAACATGAAGAAATATTATATAAACATTTGAGTTTAAAAATAAAAGAAAAAATATCTGATGAAGTAGTGGAGCTCACGTGGACTTAATAAAAAACTTAGGTGTTATAGCGTTTGAATTGTCTAACATATGTCCGCTAAAAGATGTACACTTGAAATGCCCTATTAGATTTCTAAATACGAAAAATAAAATAATGCCGCTAGATACTATATTTTCAACACTAGAAAAGCTTAAAAAGCACGAACCAAATCCAATAATATTTTTTCATGTTTATAATGAGCCATCAATTGACTGCAGATTGTTATACATTGTTCATTATATAAGAAAGCACATGAATATAGATTGGCGCATATCAATTCATACAAACGGATATAGTTTTGATGAAAATGTTTTGAGTGAATTTGCAGCAGAGGGCATAGACGAGATAGTTGCAACGCTAAGAAGTAATGAAGAGTTTATATTCTGGACAAATATTAAAAATAAAATACAAGATAATAATGATAAGATTGGAATAAAACTAATAACTCAGTTTTTTGACTTGAGATTAAAGCTATATGGTGATGATAATGGTAATTATGATAACAATATTATATCAATGAAAAAATGGAAGGAAATACATGGAGAAGAATTTTATTGTCCATTTATAAAAGATTGGATGGGAATAGACCCCGATGGAAACATAATGCTATGCGAATACGACTGGAAAAGAACTAAGAAGTTTGGAAACATTATAACTGACGACGTAGAAGATATATTCCACAAAAAATATAAATATTATGAAAGTGTTAATTCTAATAAAGAAGGACACATACCGTGTAATGTATGTTCATTTTGCAGAAATAAGGTATCTTATAGGCTTAAAGACTTTAAAGTAATGTCAGCATTAAAAAGTTATGGAAATGGAGGAAACTGAAATTGGCACAGCAGAAAGCAAAGAAGCAGCAGAAGATTAAAAAGAATAATAATGTATTTATAGAGCTAAACAAAGAAGATGATTTGGGTGAATTAAATATGTTTGATGAATCATTCGATGATGAAGAAGACAAGCCTACTAACTAACTAAATACGAATATATGGATTACGTTGGATTTAAAATACAAAATTTATTAAATGAAATTGCAGACGGATATCCTTCTGTGCAACGTTCTAGTATCATGCCCACCAGTATAAGAGAAGGTGGATTAGCCTTCAAATCGGAAGGTGTGCCTTTAGCTTCTAGGATACGTCGAGAAGATGTTCCCCCAACACTTAAGCAAATATACAATCTTCTAGACAAGTCAGGTATTATTGATATGGATTCTGTTGTTCCATTAGGCTCTACTATGCATCTTAATAAACCAACTATGGGTGATATAGATATACTAGTGAAGTCATTAAAGCCATTCCAAAATGTAGGCGACTTCAAGAATACACTGTATGATCTTATATATGTGGAAGGGCATCCGATACGAGACCTAGCTGAAAAAGGCAGAGATTACTTATTCGATATGTTTACTTTCTTATTCCCTATAATTAATGAGAATAATGAAGTAACAAATGAAAAAGTGCAAGTAGATATTATATTAGCAGAAAATGATATTACTTATGCTTGGCGATTCCATTGGTATTCTACACCGTTAGAATCTAAATTTAAAGGAGCTGCTCGTAATATACTATTAGGGCTTATAGCTCAGGTATGTGGATATAGCTGGACAAAAAATGGATTATATAAGTCTAAAATTGTAAGGGGTGGGTGGGAATATGAAGAAAATGAAAAAATTACTGAAGATCCAGATGAAGCAGTTAAAATAGTTTTTAATAACCAACAAGTAGATGCTAGTATTGCTGAATCTGTAGAAATCATGATGCAGTATCTAGAGCACGAAGGTGCTAGTATAAAAAATGAAGTTTTAATGAAATTCAATAATATTATTTCTAAAAATATTGCAGATGGAAGAGAGATGTATAATAAATGAACTATGGCTATATTTATAAAACTACTAATTTAATAAACAATATGTTTTATATAGGTCAGCGAAAAGGCGAATTTGATCTGAAATATTTTGGAAGTGGTAAATATCTTGAAAATGCTATTAAAAAATATAAGATAGATAACTTTATTAAAGAAATTGTCTGTTATGCTGAAGATAGATTACAAGCTAATATCTTAGAACGCAAACATATCAGAGAAAACAGGATTAAATATGGTAAAGATATGATGTACAATATAAAAGATGGCGGAGAGGGTGCGGCAGGTCCAGCATCTGAAGAAACAAAAATAAAAATGCGGCAATCACACAATACACCAGAAAGATTAGAACAAAATAGATTATTGAATTTAGGTAATAAAAATGCAGTTGGCAAAAGATCCAAAGAATGTAAGAAACATATAAGTGAAGGAACTAAATTAGCAATGTCTACATTAGAAATTAGGAAAAAAATTAGTTTAGCACATCGAGGCAAGCCACTTTCTTTAGAGCATAAACAAAAAATAAAAGAAAATTGTATACCTGGAATGCGAGGAAGAAAGCATTCTCAAGAAACTAAAAGAAAAATGCGCCTCGCTAAAGCAAATTAACCAAAGGAGAACATAAATGAAAGTTACAGTAAAAGCTCTAGTTGCTGCCGCAGCAGCAGTGTCTCTAACAACAATAAAATATGGAGATGCAGCATTTGTAGAAAATCTTGGACCTGGTCTTTTATATATTGGACCAGATGTGCTTACCACTAATTTAACAGGATTTCAAATTCCTGTACTTGTTGCACCAATGTATGGAGTAGATATATCAGCATATGTCGGCCCTGTATATGGCTATGCATCAGGTGGCAATTGTGATGTTAGAATAATCAAAAATAGCGACACCTAAATTATGCGCTTCGATGTAATGTACACATTAGACAATGTAAGAGACTTTCAAGAGTTTAGTACTAAAACTCAAGCCATGAAATTTGCATTAAAGATGAGAGCTAAAGGCGCTGAGAAAATATTTGTTGATACTTATGATGATGACGATGACTTAGTGGATTACAAAAATATATTAGAAGATGGAGCTTGGATAACTAGAAAAAATCCAAGCAAATATAAAAATACATTAGCCTTCAATAAAAATGATCAGGACTCAATTGCAAACCCAGCTAATAAACCAATAGTTCCATTTAGAGGTATCAATAAAAAATGGGGACTTGGTAAATGATTGATGGTTATAATATTTATAAAACTACTAATTTAATTAATAATATGTTTTATATTGGTAAACATAAAGGTAAATTCAATCTTAATTATCTTGGTAGTGGCACTTATCTTAATAGAGCTATTAACAGGTATGGTAGAAATAATTTTAATAAAGAAGTTATATGCTATGTTGATGATAAAGAACAAGCAAATATAATGGAATATTATTATATTAAAGAACATAGAAATAAATATAGCAAAGATATGATGTATAATATAGCTGATGGTGGAGAAGGTGGAGACGTTTTTAGTAATAATCCAAATAAAGAAAAAATAAGATTAAAATGGGTAGGAAAAAAACGCTCTAAAGAAACAAAAGAAAAAATGAGAAAAGCTCAAACAGGAAAACATGCTTCTCCAGAAACCATAGAGAAAATGAAAAAAGTTCAGACAAATCACCCAGTTTCTGAAGAGCAACGCAAAAAAATAAGTAAAACTCTTACTGGACATAAACATTCTAAAGAAACTATAAAGAAGATGAGTAAGTCAAGATCGCCTGAACATTGTGAAAATATAAGAATAGCTAGATTAGGTAAAGTGGGGAATAAATTGAAAAAATATCTCTTAATACTTCTTTTACCTTTGTTATTTGGTTGTGCTAGTCAGATGTATACCTTTAAAGAAGGGTATAATAGAGCTGTAAATCCTCCAACAGATTGGAATCAGCAAGCAGAACTTTATACAGAAACTTATCCTGATTGTTCTAATAATCAAAAAGCTTTAATGCTCGCTGCAGATATGCGAAGAGAAGGCTGTAGTATTTATACAAGTCATAAAACACACAAAATACATGTTATTTACATATATCAAGATGGAAAACAGATTTGGCCAGTAAAAAGACACAATACCAAACTTCTAAAGCTTCTAAGATAATTTGCGGGTGGGAGGCACAGAGTCTCAAGTGGCTCATAACCACTTACAAGCAGGATGCAATCGCCTGACCCGCTACCAAAAATAATCGTTTACACTTGCTATTAATAGTGTTATAATACAAATGTTCTTTAACAATTATGGGGGTGAAAGGCTTCGACCTAAGTAGATGACAGAGGTTGCATGTAGAGGTAGTCGGGAGGCCTCTTTAAAAACCTGGCAAAGATCAAATGCTGAAACTAACCTTGAAGCATTAACAGTGGATAAATTGCTTTCAACTATGCAAATAGTTGAGGGTGCTCCGCTGGCCTGCGTCGCTCTCTAAATAGAGTGATCCGTCTTGCAATTCATACTTACGGGATTGTAAAGACGCAATTAGTAGGTGTAGTTTAATACTTAGTCTTAAGGTATTAGATGAAGTGGTAAAGACTGCTTATTGGAAATTCCGCTTACTGAAGTTTCAATAAGGAGATTAAATAGTAAGATACACATGTAGAAACTTTTGATCTTATATTTTAGGCACGCGAGTTCGAATCTCGCCACCTCCACCATTTAGAAAGGAAAATATGTGGAATAAATTTATATGTTTATTGTTAGGACATAAATGGAATGAGTATTCTCAAAAAAGTGTTTACAAAAAACGTCTTTGTAATAGATGTGGACATGAAGAAGAAAAATAATATTGTAAAGAGATGTAAATTTTCCACCCTTGTAAGAATGTGTATTATAGGAAAAGATATGTGCAATGGTGGAATAGAACATAAAAACTGCTACGAGCCAAAAAAGAAAAAATAAACGTTTACACCCTCAAATAAATGTGATATAATTTGCATTATCAACCAAAGTAGTTAACTATATAAAATGTATAGAGCAACAAAGAGGTTGGACGCCTAGCGACTGACCTCATATTTAAAGGAGAAGAATCAACTTACGAGGTGATTAAAATGAAACCGACAAGCGGCGGATAGATTAAGATAAATTCTTAAACAGTTAATAAAGGAGAAGAATCAAGTGTTATTCTCGGCGAAGCATATATGGCGATATCAAAGTGTTGATACAGAGACGCTCGGCGCCATGTTATGTCCGAAAACGACAGGAGATTCTGCTCCAAAGTTTAATAAGACCGAATCAATTAGCTAAGCAGAACCTCCGAAGAATAAACGGACAAGTATGCAAAGCAAAAGGATTCCGGTCTTTTTTTATTGAGATAAATATGAAAAAACACAAATGTAAAGCAAAAGGGTGCAAAAATAAAATAGAAGCAAAATATGTTTTTTGTTCGATTGAGTGTGCTTGTTATGAAGGCAAGTTTAGTGTTAGAATGCCCCGTTAGTGTAAACGGCTAACACGACAGGTTTTCAGCCTGTAAACTACCAGTTCAATTCTGGTACGGGGTACCAAATTGTTCTTTGAAATGGTTTCTTCGTCTAGTCTGGTCTAGGACGTCAGATTGTCGATCTGAAGACACGGATTCAAATTCCGTAGAGACCGCCATGGAGAGTAGGGAGATATGGTTGGCTCCGCAAGTTTGCTAAACTTGTTTGCTTTCCAAAGCAATATCCGTCCGAATCGGATACTCTCCGCGTTCAATACTTATCATCTAAGATTTGAACTCTTACTAAATATAATTAGGAGGAGTTCAAATATGAAATATTTTCTTTACAAAACAGTAAATAAAATAAATGATAAGTTTTACATAGGAGTTCATCAAACAGAAGATATAAATGATGGATATTTAGGATCAAGCTTGCATTTAGATAGAGCTATTAACAAATATGGAAAGGAAAATTTTAAAAGAGAAATTATAGCTTATTATTCTTCTGAAAAAGAAATGTTAAAAGCAGAAGAAAATTTAGTAACACCAGCATTTATTAAAGAAAATAAAGATAAAATTTATAATCTAAATGGCGGTGGCGAAGGTTCTTGGGTATATAATAATCATATAAATCCTAAGAGACACGAAAGAAGAAAAAATGCAGCAGATAGACTTAAAGAATTATTAAAAATTGAAGAATGGAAAAATAATTTTTGTAATAAAATTAGTATAGGTAATAAAAAAGCATGGGAAGAAGGAAGAAATAAAGGCTTCACAGGAAAAAAGTTATCTGAAGAGCATAAAAGAAGTATAGGAGAAGCTGCAAAAAAATTAACTGGAGAAAAGAATCATTGTTTTGGTTGTAAATGGATGTCTAATGATAATTTAAAACAATCAAAACTTATTAAAAAAGATAAAATTGAAGAATATTTAAAAAATGGATGGATTATTGGACATAAATTTAATGCAGGATGTTTTGGAAAGAAAAGTTCTTTGAAAAATGGAGGAGTCGCCTAATGGTATGGCACTAGTCTTGAAAACTAGCGGGGTAACACCTGTGCGAGTTCGAATCTTTGCCTCCTCCGCCATAGAGCACAAGTGTTACGATAGCACAACAGTCTCCAAAACTGTAGGACGGGGTCTAATTCCCTGGTGCTCTGCCAAATTTAAGGTAGTAAATCAGGTTCGACACGATTGCCCGTTAAGATGACGGTAAAGAAGATAAAGAATTTGTAGAAAAACAATTTAATTTAGTGCGGGATAGAATAGTGGTTAATTCACCAGGCTCATAACCTGGAGCCGAAAGGCATCGTCCGTTCGAATCGGACTCCCGCTACCAAGTTTTACATGACCGTGTGGGTGAGTAGATAACCGGCTGTCTGCAAAACAGCATACGTTGGTGCAATACCAATCACGGTCTCCAGCTTGTGTAGCTCAATAGTAGAGCAGCTGGCTTTTTTTAACCAGAAGGTTGCGAGTGCGACTCTCGCCACAGGCACCAATTTTAGGAAGTGTAGCAAAATTGATATTGCACCTCGCTCTTAACGAGGAGATATGTGGGTTTAAGTCCCACCACTTCC